AACTAAAAGCCGCTAAGAATGAGATGGGTGAGGATAAGTACCGCCAAGAGTTTGAGTGTAGCTTTGACGCTGCCGTAGAGGGTTCTTACTATGGTCAGGTTTTGAACGAACTGGAAGACAAGAAGCATATGCAGGAGATTCCCAGAGAGGAATTGAGCAGAACTTTTACTGCTTGGGACTTGGGTATGGGTGACTCTACGTCTATCTGGGTAGCTCAACTGGTGGGTACTGAAGTCAGACTAATTGACTACTACGAGAATCACGGAGTTGGACTAGACCACTATGTTAAGTGGATTAAGGACAATGACTACTCCAAAGCTGAGCATATTCTGCCACATGACGTAAGGGTTAGGGAGTTGGGAACTGGTAAAAGCCGCATGGAAATGCTTGAAGACTCAGGGTTAGAAATCAAGATTGCCCCGAGGATGGGGTTAGATGATGGCATCCAAGCGGTAAGGCGGTTGCTTCCAAGGTGTTGGTTTAATGTACCAAAAGTGCAGAATGGCTTAAATTGCCTGAGAAATTACCGCAGAGATTACGATGAGAAGCGTAAGATATTCTATGAGCGTCCATTGCATGATTGGTCAAGTCATGGCTCGGACTCATTCCGCTACTTAGCCCTTGGATTGGATGAAGGTCATTCAACATGGTCTAAGCCTATTAACTCAGCACCGAAATGGATTGTTTAATGTATGTACAAATGCAGGGCATAAATTTAGCCCCAAAGGTAAAAGAACTTGAAAAGCGTCTTGAAATGTTGGAAAATGTGGTAAAAGAGTTACAATCCTCACCAAGACCGAAACTTGGTCGCCCTCCAAAGGATGCACATGGAAACGAACGACTTGAAGTCGATACTGCAAGCTGAAATTGATGACGCTATCGGATTTATTGAGAGCGAAACAGTTGAGCAGCGTAAACAGGCTTTACAAGCATATCTAAGAAGCCCTTATGGAAACGAAGTAGAGGGTAAGTCTCAAATAGTTACAGGTGAAGTTGCAGAGGCCATTGATGGTGCTTTGCCTTCACTTGTTCGCATTTTCACAGGCTCAGATAGCATTGTATTGTTTGAGCCTCAAGGCCCAAGGGATGAAGCCTCTGCTAAGCAAGCTACTGATTACTGCAATTGGGTGTTCAACAGGGACAACGAAGGCGTAGCCATTCTGCATGATTGGTTCAAAGATGCCTTGCTTCAGAAGAACGGCATTGTTAAGGCTTATTGGGAAGATAAAGAAGACGTAACCAAAGAGCGTTACTTTGACTTGTCTAACGATGAGTTAGCAATGTTGATGAGTGATGAGAGCATGGAGATTGTCGAGCAAGATACGACAGAGTTCCCAATATTTGACCCTAATGGTCAACCAGTTATAGACCCTATGGGTATGCCTGTGATGGGTGCTACACATAACGTAGTTGTCCAACAAAAGAAAAAGTCAGGCAAGGTAAGGATTGAGAACGTACCCCCAGAGGAGTTCTTGATTAGCAAGAAGGCTAGAACTATTGCTGATAGTCCATTTGTGGCTCACAGGCAGATGTTGACTCGTAGCACATTGATTGCTATGGGCTTTAACAAGAAGCAAGTTGAAGGCTTGCAGATGGGTGATGCTTTGGCATACACACCAGAGCGTGTGGCTCGTTATTCAGCAGGTGAGCAACCCTATCAAATTCAGACTGATGACCCTTCAATGCAAGAGATTGAAGTCTTTGAGTGCTATGTCAAAACTGATATAGATGGCAAAGGTATTGCTTCTCTAACTCAAGTCTTTTACGCAAGTAATGAGATTCTTGAGGATGAAAAAGGTAAAGAGATGATTGAGGAAGTGGACTATGTTCCTTTCCACTCAATCTGTCCTATTCCAATTCCGCACAAGTTCTTTGGTAATTCACTTGCTGACAGAACAACAGACATTCAGTTAATCAAGACGACTATCACTCGTCAGATGTTGGATAACTTATATCTGACAAACAATGCTCGTGTGGTAGCCGTGGAAGGACAAGTAAACCTTGATGACTTGCTTACATCTACTGCTGGTGGCGTTATTCGTGCTAAGTCTCCAAACGCTGTTCAGCAATTGGTAGTGCAGAACGTAGCATCTCAGGCTTTCCCAATGCTTCAGTATCTGGATACAGTTCAGTCTAAGCGTACTGGTGTTAGCGATGCCTCACAGGGCTTAGACCCATCTATCTTGCAGAACGTAACGGCAGCAGCAGTAGCCTCAATGCAACAAGCTGGCGCAGGTAAGATTGAACTAATGGCTCGTATCTTTGCTGAGACAGGCGTTAAGTCTTTGTTCAAGGGTATCCTTCACCTGCTCTGTAAGTACCAAGACAAGCCTCGTTTGGTGCGTATGCGTGGTGAATTCGTAGAGTTTGACCCTCGTACATGGGCTAACCAGTATGACGTAGCCATTAACGTGGGTCTAGGCGCAGGAAATCGTCAAGAGCAGATGGCTATGCTATCTATGGTTCTTGCCAAACAAGAGCAGTTAATTGGTCAGTATGGCCCTGCTAATCCTTACGTTTCACCTGCTCAGTATCGTGGAACTTTAGGACGCATGGTAGAGATTGCAGGATTTAAGGATAGTGCTGAGTTCTACAAGCCTATTACACCAGAGCAAGACCAAGCGTTGAGTAATCCTCCTCCGCAACAACAAGCCCCAATGCCTCCAGAAGTGCAAGCATTGATGGCTAGGACTCAGGCTGAGATTGAAACCAACCAAGCCAAAGCACAAGCTGATATGCAAATGCAACAACAACAACAACAGATTGACATGGAAATGGCTCAGCAAAAAGCAGGGCTTGAGATGCAATTGTTGCGTGAGAAAGAAGCGGCTAAGTTGCAATTAGAGCGTGAGAAACAACAGGCTTACTTCTCATTGAAACAACAAGAGTTTGAAGCTGAAGCACAACTCAAAGCAATGAAGATTGGTGCTGGTATTACTTCTAACGTAGAAATCAGGGGTTAATTATGCCTTTAAGCAATACAGAATTAACTAGCTTGCTTGATGGTTCAAGTAGCGGTAGATTTAGTGCTAGTGAGTTTCTAAATCAAATTACGGCAAATAATGCCTCTGCAAACCAAGCTACAGAAGCAGGTTTAAAGTTATTGTATGACTCTGGATATAGCCCATCAGAAGCCGCTAGTTTGTGGAATGATGCGTTTGGTACAAGTTTCACACCAGAGGATTACACAACAAGTCTAAACAACTATGGAATTGAAAAAGTAGCTAAGCCACAAATTGCTGTGTTTGGAGACTCAATTAGTTCTTCTGTTGGCTATGCTTTAGATGGAAAAGGCGGTGGTTACTCAGACACCACTTACGGAAACAATCTAGCCCAATACCTTGGTCAGTCTTTGAAGGTTAACGCTGCCAACAACTCAATGGGTGGCACGACAACAAGCGATTCTCTAACTGGTACTGGTGTTCCATATGCAGGTAGTTCATTACCAATTGAGTATGGTAATTTTGCAAACTACATTACAGAAAACAAGCCAGAGACTGCGGTATTAAGGTTTGGTGCGGCTGATGCAATTAGACTAAACAATGCTGACACTACTTTAAAAAACATTGAGGAAATGGTTAAGGTTTCAGAGGCTAATGGAACTAAACCAATTCTGGTAGGCGTAACACCATTTGCAAAGATGGGTGACTTTAACGCAGGTAACATTGACGCTGGCATTACAGATAGCATGATTGCGTCTGCTGATGCGATTAACAAAGGTATTCAAGACCTAGCAAGCAAGTATGGTGTTCAGTTCATTGACGTTAGACAAGTTCCAGTAACTCAGGGTGCTTTGCTTGATGGCGTACACCCAAGCGGAGAATATGGTGCAGCACTAAACAACTATATTGCCAATGAAATTAAAGACGCTGGTGTTTTCAAGCCAGCAACAAAGGTAGCAGAGCCTACTGCAATGAGTACAGCACCAAAAACACTTGCTGCTTTACCTACAGAAGACATAGTTTCTGGCTCATTAAGTCAATCTACCGCTAAGTCTTTAGTTGGTAACACGACTAGTCAAACAATTCAAAACTTGATTTCTTCTGGTGCTTTTGAGGCCAACCAAAACAATCCTATTTTAATTGATGGTACTTATTACCAACCTGTTCATGCTTCTACAGGTTCTGGTGAAAACTTTGATTTAGGGCCACTCCAAAATGTTCTTACATATAAAGAAAGTGAAAACAAAGTTGGTGGCGATATAAATTACTACAGTCCATCTGGTGAGTATCAACAAACAACACAACAACAAGAAGTAAATGCAACAAAAGACTTCATGGATTTTGCTTTAAAAGCAGGAACTTTGTTTGGGTTGCCAGCAGGTATTGGTCAATCATTAGGTCTAGGAACTAATGCACTTAGCCAAGCTGTTGGTCAAGGATTGCTAACTACTGGAACTCAATTAGGTGGTGGTGCTAGTTTACAAGATGCTTTAAAAGCAGGATTGCTTGGTGGTGGTTTAGTTTATGGTGGTGCTGAACTTAATGATTTAATTCAAAAATCAATTCCTATTGATGCGTCCAACATGACGCAAGCACAATTTAATGATGCTTTAGAAGGTAACTTAGTTGGCGAAATGCAAAAGGCTGGTTTGAGCAATGTTCAAATCAATTCTTTTTTAG